ATTAATATATCAGGGCGCAATGCTTCATTGTGCCTTGATAATTAAAACTAAATAAATGACAAATAATTTTTTCACTTAATTAAATCAATTGTTAAATGATAATGAACAAATATCTATAACAATTAAGAAAAATAATGAGCAATTAACAGTATCTGTTTTACCTTATAAAAATGTAAAAGATGATTCAATTTCTAAAATTAAACCTATTTTATTTACAGGTCAACCAGATGAATTTGATGTAAATTTTTTCATTGAACTATGTAAACCATTAGAAAAAACTAATACATTTTTAAGTAATGTTAAACAACATGAAGATTCATTAGAAAAAGCTAAAGAAGAATCTGTTATAGCTAAAGCTGAAAAGGAGAAAAATAAGAAAATTAGAGAACATTCAATTAAACAACTTGAAAAAGCTCAAAAGTATTTTGATGAAAAATCATATGATAAATGTAAATTCATATGTAATCAAATACTTAAAGAAGATTCTAAATTCTCTAAAGCTGATCAGCTTATCAAAGAATGTGATGAACAAAATACTCAACCAGACATGTTTAGTCAAGCATCTATTAATGCTCCTAAAGAACCTGTTGTGGAAGAAACACAACCATTACCTAAAACTGAAGAATTAAGACCTACATTTGATAATACAACAATTGACGATCATTCTGAATTACCTGATGTACCAAGAGCTGAACCAGTTCAAGCTGAACCTACTTATCCTGATGGAACACCAAAGTTTCATAAAGAAATGAAAAATGTAGATGAAGAAGAAGAATTAATGCATCAAGAATTAGACAATGAAACAGCTGTTCAAACATTTAATGAATTAAATGAAAATAAAGATATGCAGCCTGAAAAAGAAAATAATTCTATAGGCAATCAAGACATGTCTGAAGAACAAATTCAAGCTGTTATAGAAGAACAAGATGTAAAATATAATAACACTAAATATTATTAAAATGAAATCTGAAGAACTTAAAAGAATATTTATTCATAAAGAAACAGAACTTGATGATCCAAATATAAATTTGAATGTCAATGATGTTTTAGATTTTTATTCAGGACAATATCCAGAATTAACAAATGCTTCTGTTGAAGGACCTGAAATAAAAGAAGATAAAATAGTATATAAATTTCAATCTAATATAGGAACAAAAGGATAATGACAAGAAAAGATTTTATTATCGTAGCTGACTCTTTATTAAAAGTCAAGAAACATACATCACCAGAAACATTTGCTGATGTATCACATACAATTGCTGAACACCTAAAAGATAAATGTTCAAATTTTAATATGAAATATTTTCAAAAATATCTAAACACTGAAAAATGATACAATATATTATCATATTTGAATATACTACTGCAAGTGTTGTTATAGAATCTGTAGAATTTGCAAGATATCAAGATTTTGCAAGATTTGATATGGACACTTATGTATCAGATAATTATGGAAATAACACAAGTTATTTATGTTGTGATAAAGTTAAATTAACAACAAAAAATACTACGTGTAAAGATATAGATTTAAAGAAATATCTTTTTGCAAAAAAAATGTTTAATAAATTTAAATAATGAATAAATCAATAGAATTACATAAAGCAGGGCATGTTTCATCAAGTGGTACTACTACACAATGGAATAAGTTTTATTCTACATTCAAAAGTGAATTTAGAAAAGAATTAAAAAAAATAGGTGCTCAAGAAATAGAATTTTCTAAAGGTCATTTTTATTTATCAGGATTTTTTACTCAAAATAGACAAATTTGGTATTTTTCTATTGAAGATGTAAGAGATGGTATTTATAAATATGGATCCTGGAATCTTTTGTATAGAACTGCAAAGTCATATAAAGATTATACCGGAGGTCAAAATAACTATATTCATATTTGTGAAAATATGTGGTTAAAAAATCATAATGTTATCACAAAAGAAATGACTAAATATTGGTAGTTTATCAGGGAACAACGGACTTCGTTGTTCCTTGATTATGAAACACAATGAATTATATAAAAAATTATGCAAACAGAATTTAAAGAATCCTGTATTCACACAAGATTCGGTAACGCAAGAAATAGCAAGGATAATTTTGCAAGATATAGAAACAATAGAACAAAAATTAAACATAACTCAGGAAGAAAGACTGAAAACACCTCAAGAACTTTTAAAGCCAATAAGTTAAAATCTAAATCATTATTATATTTTGATGATATTAATGCAAACAAATTATTACATTTTCTATATCCTATAGCTAAACACTATATAAAAGAGGATTTACCTAATATGAATAAATATGAATTTATTCATATTATGTTAGAAAAAATAAATGATAATTATGATGTATGGAACATTAAAGAAATAGAAGATGATTTTCATTTATTTGTTGGTTTTGATAATGATTGTTCATCTACAGGTCATTGTACTGAACTTAGTTGGGTAATTAAACAAAAAAAACAATGGCAAAATATAATATGGGATTTTTTATCATATTTAGAATCTAAATTTAATATTCCAATATTACACAATCAAGAATATTATGTAGAAATAGCTGAAGATAGAGTAATTGGAGAAGAAGATTGTATGGATACTGATGAATATGAAAATTATAATCAAATATTAAAATTTTATAAAACTAAAGTCAAATCAATTTCTGATAAAATTAATTATAAAAAAGCTCCTGATTTAAATAATTTAAAAAAGAGAATTGCTAATGTAAAAATTAACAATTATAAAGATCAAAATATTCTAAATTGGATAAACGAAGGATTTAGAGTTGTTACTAAAAATATAAATAATTATATACCTGAACATTCTTTACAACTCTCTGAAGATGATAATTGGGCTTTTGGTCCTCATTTATATTGTAATTTTGTTTGGAGTGTAGATGAAATGGATCCTGTTTGGAATGCATATGATGGAGAAATTCAAATGTATTATCAAGAATATGAAATTATACCATTTTTTCGTGAACAAGAATTAACTCCAAAAAATCCTTTTTTTCTAAATAAAAATGACAAATTTCCATATGAATTTTGTAATTGGTTAGATTCAACACATTTAATATACTCATGAAACTATTAAAAAATAAATGGGAAGTTCAAAGAATTGGCAAATCAGAAGCTAATGTCTTTGTAGAAGAATATCATTATGCTAAAAGTGCTGGTAAATTAGCTCATAGATATTATGGACTATTTTATAAAGGCGATCCATCAACATTACATGGAGTTGCTATATGGAATACACCAGCTTTAGGTGCTGCTAAGTATGTAAATCCTAATCATAGAGCTGTATTAGGATTAAGTAGATTTTGTTTAAGACCAGATAGACCTGAAAATTCAGGTTCTTATTTAATAAGTAAAAGTATTAAAATGCTAAATACTAATAGGTGGACAACATTATTAACATTTGCAGAAAAAGCTTTAAAGCATAGAGGTGGCTTATATAGAGCTGCTAATTGGGATTATTTTGGACTAACTGATGCTCAGCCTTATTATACTAATAAAGAAGGTCAATTTGTTAGCAAAAAATGCGGACCCAAAACATTTAATCACCAACAAATGTTAGATAAAGGTTATATCTATAAAGGTAAATTTAAAAGACATAGATTTATTTATCAAATAGATAGAACACAAAGAATTTCTAAACCAGAACAATTAGAATTACAATTTACTGAAGAAGGTAAAATTAAAATATGAACGCAATACCTGAATTATTAAAACCAGTAATTGGAATTATTGTATATAAATCTGATAGCACTGCTTATTTAGAACAACATACAATAAGGAAAATTAAAGACAATCAGTTTACTTTTGGATCAGCTAAACCTATGAAAGTTAAAACAATAGGTAAAATATTAAACACAATTAAAGGAGCTGATTTAAATCAATATACTTTTAAAAGTTTGATACCTGATAATGTATTATCTTATAATATTGAAGATCAAGAAATTAATTTGATATGGAAAGTAAAAAGCACCATTAGAAAGTTAATTTTTGATAAATCATTAAATATTTCAAATAAAGAAAAAATAACCCCTCATTTAATATTTAAATTAAAAGGTAAAAGATTATATGTCTATTCTGTAAAAACTTATAATATTAAAATTGATAGTAAACTTTATTATGCACCTTTTCATAATATCTATGAAAATGGAAATGTATGTATGGGAAATGTTAAAATTAATTTTAATTTAAAATATATAGATGATTTAATTAATGACATTGAAAATAAGTTTTTCAATTCAAAATTTACTCATTTGAATCATAAACTATTTAAGAATAATATAAATGTTTTATGGAACAGAAATAGCTTTAAAATTAAAGACAATCTTACAAGATATAACAAAAACTTAAAAGATATATTATGAAATACCACTATATAGAACAAACACTTATAGCTCCTGTACATAAAATAAACATTGTTGTTTTAGGTGTAGGTGGAACTGGAAGTGTTGTTTTATCAATATTAGCAAGAATGAATATGGGTTTAATGGGATTAGGACATCCAGGTTTTTTTGTAACTTCTTTTGATAATGATATTGTTACTGATAGTAATATTGGTAGACAATTATTTTCTATATCAGATCTTGGTAAAAACAAATCTGATGTTATTATGGAAAGAATAAACAGATTTTATGGTACAAATTGGGATTCAGTAAATTCTAATTATACAGTAAATGAATCTGATGGAATACCATATAATATTATTATTACATGTGTTGATAATATGGAAATAAGAAAAGATATACAAAAAGCAAAATTTTCTGGAATAAGCAATATACCGTACCAAAATTTATACTATTGGTTAGATTTTGGTAATGGTAAAGATTATGGACAAGCAATTTTAGGTACTATGTCTAACATAGAACAGCCTAAAGGCTATAATTCAAAAGAAAAGAAAATTAGCATTTTACCCACAATCATAGAAGAGTTAAAAGGATCTACAGTTGAAACTAATGAAAATGAACCCAGCTGTAGTACCAGAGAAGCCTTAAATAGACAAGATTTATTAGTTAATTCTACTTTAAGTGAATTTGGTATGAATTTATTATGGAAATTATTTAGAAATTATAAAACCTCACAAAGAGGTGTATATATGAATTTAGATAATATGAGTGTAAATCCTATTAAATTATAATGTAAAAGGACATCGTTCTTCGGTGTCCTTTGTTTTTAATAAATATTATGGAGATACAAACAGTAAACCCAACAGAGCAGAGTATTCTGCAAGAAAAAATTACAAGAAAATTAAATGATTCATCTAATAAAATGCCAATTATTAGGCAAATTCAAGAAGAAAGTGAAAGTATTAATGACTTCGTTTTACCTATTGGTGGATTTGCAAAAGATAATGAAATGTTTTATTCTAATGGCACTCTTAAAATGTTTGTAAATGATGATTATCGAAATATTCACAAACATGCAACTGGACAATTAGGAGATAAATTAGGAATACCAACTACTTATTTAAAATCTTTAGCTTCTGGAACAGAACAATGGGAAAGAGATTTAGCAGCTAAAATGCTAAATGAACATGTTATTCATTCTGAAAGAAAAAGATATCTTGTAAGAACATTAAATGATCAAGTTAAAGGTGTATTGTCAGATAAATATAGAAGATTAAATACAGCTGAAATATATGCTGAATTTTTTAATGCTTGTGTTAATAAAGGAGCACAATTATTAGACTGTTGTTATGATGAAACAAGAACTTATATAGAATTTGTTTTACCTGAAGTTGTTCCAGTTATAACTCAACACAATGGTACTACTTATATGGTTTTTGGACTTAGAATTTCTAATTCTGACTATGGAGATGGAGCTTTAAGAGTGCAATCATATTCTATGCAAGTAGTTTGTTTAAATGGAATGACAAGAGATAATCTTATAAGACAAGTTCATTTAGGTAAAAAATTACCTGATAATTTAATTTTAAGTAATGAAACTTACAAATTAGATACTGAAACTCAAGCTTCTTTAGTTAGAGATATTGTTAATAGCGCTTTTAATACTGAATTTTTATTAGATGAAGTTCAAAATATTCAAAGAGCTGGATCCAGATTAGTAAATATTGATACTGAAGTTAAAAAACTTCATAAAATGGGTATGAGAAAAGAAGAAGTTAAATCATTAACTGATATCTTATCTGATAATAATCCAGAACATGGAGTACAAGGTAGAAATACTATTTGGAAACTTACTCAAGCTATGACTCAAGTAGGTGTTCAATCAGGCAATACAAGAAGAAAAAGAGATATCGAAGATATGGCAGGTAAACTATTAGTTACAATATAATGGGATTCTTTAGTTGGAATTGCTCTCATTGTAAAGAGAGTATCAAAAATGCACATACTCAATATAATGATGGAATTGTCTTAATTACACCTAAAAATGTATTTATAGATAAATCATATGATGGATATGGAAGAGTAAACGGAAAGGATATTTATATATTAGCAAAATATGAAGGAGAAACTGATATTGTAAATAAAATACATAAGGATTCACCTAAAAATATAGATATCGAAAGAAGTCAAGCAATAGATGAATATTTTAAAGGACACTTTCCTATTAAAGTACTGCATTTTTCTTGTTATAATGCTATTTTAAAAGATAAGTATATTGAAGTTAGAAAACTATATGATATGTTACCAGCTTCAGAAGATGCAGAAGATCAAGGATTCTTTACTGATGGAGTAATGGATGAAATCTTTAAAGATTATTAAATTATCAGGGAATATCGTTCTTCGGTGTTCCCTGAAATTACTTATATTATGAAAGACCAATTAACTTTTATGCAAGAAGGTACATTTTTCGGACAAAATAATGATGATCTCGAAGAAATTGTATTAGCTACTTTTATTAATTACCCAGACAAATATTATGAATTTGCTGACCAGGTAAATATTAAAGGTTTTAGTACAGAAGCTACAAGATATATTTATTCTGCTGTTCGAGAAGTTGCAGAAGAATCAAAAATTGATATAATAACTGTTACAGATAAAATTAACGCAAAAGGATATGTAAAAAGAATTGCAGAAACAACAAGATTTAGTTTAGTAGATTTTTTAAATGATATTGTAGATAGAGTAGAAACAGATGCGCACATAAATACTCATATAAAATTATTAATGGCATATTCTACAAGAAGAGAATTATTAACATTATCTAAAGAAATAAATGATGATTCTAATGATATGGTTAATCCAGATGAAATTATATCTAAAATAACCAGTAAAATTGTAGAATTACAAGAATTAACAGATGTTGAAGAATTTAATCCTATTAAAACTTTACAAGCAGTTGTTTCTAATATGCAGGATAAAGAAGGAAAGAATTATATTAAAACATATATTCAAGAAATAGATAATTTTATATATGGTTGGGAGTTTTCTGATTTAATTATAATTGCTGGCGCACCTTCAATGGGGAAAACAGCATTTGTATTAGAAATTGCTAAAAATCATATTGTAAGATCTAATCCTGTAGCTATTTTTTCTTTGGAAATGTCTAAAGAACAATTATTAACAAGAATGATAGCATCTTATGGGTGCATACATTTAGGAAAAATTAGAAAAAAACAATTAGATGAACGTGATTGGAATGATTTCTATGATACTGCTAAATATTTTGAAAATGAAAATTATTTTATAGATGATAAATCTGGAGATTTAAATACTATTTGTAATAAAATCAGAAAATGGAATATTAAAAATAACTGTAAATTTTTTATTGTTGATTATTTGCAATTAGTAACAACAAACGCAAAGAAAAACGGAACCAGAGAGCAGGAAATAGCAAAAATATCAAGATCATTTAAGCAACTTTGTAGAGAATTAAAAATTGTTATTGTAGCTATTTCTCAAATATCAAGAGCAGTAACGCAAAGAGCAAACAAAAGACCAATATTATCTGATTTAAGAGAATCAGGAGCAATTGAACAAGATGCTGATATGGTAATATTTGTTTATAGAGCTGCATATTATGAAATTGAAGAAAGAATACCTGAAATAGAAAAGGTAGAAATTATCTTTGCAAAAGGAAGATCTACCGGGGTAGGTACTGAAGATTTGAAATATATTGCACAATATGCGAAATTTACATCTGAAATTGATTTTATTGAAAATGAAAAATTACAAACATTCCAAAATTATAACAGAAATTTCTAAAAAATTAAACATTGATCCAGCTGTAGTTAATATAGTTATTATTCAATTTTTTAATGGATTAAGAATTAATTTAAAAAATAATAATGAAATAAATATTAAAGGTTTTTTCAAAATCAAATTATTAAAGCATTATAAAAATAAAATATTGAAACACGGAAAAGATGTTAATTTAAGGAAAAGAAAAGACAAGAAAACCTATTAAATATTTGTTATTCTTAAAGTATATCTTTAAATTTAATCATAATATTATGTATTATAAAAAATTAACACAATTTAAAAAAACTCAAGAAAAAACCTTGAAAGATGTTAGTGTTACTTTAAGTGAAACATCAAGCATAACTGATTTTGCTTTACTACAAAGATTAGTACAAACAAGAGATATGCATATTGTAAAAACCGCTTATTGTGAATTGCTAAATTTAGGAACTGGTACAATATCTTATGTGCCAGAAGATGAAAAAGTATATGAAAGTGTAATAGAGAACGAATTATCTATTTTATTATATAAAAACTAATGAAACCGAATATTTTTATTTGCGGACCGTCAGGTACTGGTAAAAGTACGTCTATGCGTAATTTATCACCTGAAAGAACAGTAATACTTAATGTAGAACAAAAAGCACTTCCTTTTAGAAAGGGAGTAGAATTTGAATTAAATGTACCAATTGGAGATATAGCTTTATTTAAAAAAGCATTAACCAAAGCGATTGAAAACCCCAATGTAGATACGATAATAATTGAAAGCTTTACTTCTCTAATAGAACTCATTTATATGAAAGCCAAATCATTATATGATGGTTTTGATGTATGGGATTATTATAAAAACGAAATCAAAAAGATTATGGAAATGTCTAAAAATACAGACAAATACATAATTTTTATAGGTATAGATCAATATGTTGAAGGAGATGCTGGAGTAGAAGAAAGATTTATAGCTGTAGATGGTAGTTGGAAGAAAAAAGTAGAAAAAGAATTTGTAATAGTTATTTATTCTGAAGCTAAAGAAATTAATGATAAACAAGAATATCGTTTTATTACAAATAAACAACCAGGTTATAATAAATTATCAGCTAAATCACCTATGGAAATGTTACCACCAATTATGGACAATGACATTAATAGTGTGCTTATAGAAATTGATATATATTATGGTTGGAATAAAAAAAAAGTTAAACCAAAAAAAGAAAAAGTAGATGAATCTAAATGATGAATTAAACTTAGTTAAAGATTACGAAAACACAAGTAAATATATTAATGAACCTGGTGTTTTTGTAGTTAAGATAATGTCTTATGATACTTCAGAAAGTAAAAAAAACTATTATGGAAATCCTTTTATTGAATTTGAATTAGAAGATAAAGATGGTAGAAAAAATACTGTTACTTTTTATCGAATTACTGGTAAAGAATCTGATACAGCAAAAGAATTTAAAATTAAAAGACTTAAAGAGTTTTTAGTTAATGCTGAATATGATGAAACTTTACCTGGTGAAGAAGCAATTAAAAGTGTTGTAGGTAAAAAAGTAAAAGCTTTATTTAAAAAAGTTGAATATATAGGTAAAGATAAAGACAACTACAATAAGCCAGTAATTAAAGAAGTTGTTGAATATAGTTTTTCCTCTAAAGAAAATGATACCATTAAAGGTAATCAGTCTTATTTTCATACTCCTTTAAAGCCTGTTAAATTAGAACAGTTTAAAGAAAGGTTAGCTGAATGGGAAGCTGAACATAAGCCAAGTACATCTAAAAAACAAGATGATGGTTTATCGGCACCCAAAACAGATAGTATAGAAGATGAAAATGGAGATGATCTACCATTTTAAAATTACAAGGCATACTTCGGTGTGCCTTGTTTAATATACATTATGGAATTTTTAAGTAAAATAGAAAATGGTAAATTATCCTTTTTAAATGAAAACAAAGTAAAATCTTTTATTTCATCAATGGAAGGAAGAAATGTTGTTATTAACATTAAAAAACATAAAAAAAATCGTTCTAATGCTCAAAATAGATGGTATTGGGGAATTGCTTTAAAAAAAATTACACAAGATTTGTATAACATTCAAGGAGAATTATTTTCTAAAGAAGAAATACACGCATACCATAAATCAGTTATAACTTCTACAAAATTTAATACTTTAAATGTATTAGGAACTGAAGTAATGATTTTTAATGACATTTCTACAAAATCTATGAACACTATTCAATTTAATAATTTTAAACAATCTATTCAAAATCATTGGGCTATTAGAGGAATTGATATACCAGATCCTCAAGAAGAAAATTTTATGAATCAAATAGGAATTTAAAATGAATAAATTAGAAAAATTTAAAGACAAGGCTGATAAACTTCTTGACAAATTAGAACAGCATATTAACAAGATGCCTTTAAAAGGTAATAGTTCTATTAATTGTCAAAGAACTTTTTTACAACAAAATTTAAATGAAGTAAGTTATGCTATAAATGGTATAACAAAAGAAGATTTAAAACCAGAAGAAGATGAAGTACAGTAAGAAATCAAAAGACGCATTTGTATTAGCATGTATAAGTTTGGCGTGCAACTTTGCTATCTGTTTATATTTATTATTAAAGACATAAAAAGATGATTAAATATATATTATTAACATTTGTAGATAAATTTGATAATTGGCAGTTAAAAAAAGCCAAAAAAAGACTATACCCTAAAAATGAAAAAACATACAAAAATTTATTTTGACTTCTTCAAAATTGGAGAAGAAGATTTTGTTGCATGTGAAGTTTGTACTTCAAAAGCTGTAGACATTCATCATATAGAAGCAAGAGGATTAGGAGGTAGTAAAGAAAAAGATTTTATTGAAAATTTAGTAGCATTATGTAGAAATTGTCATAATCAAGCTGAAAAATCAAAAAAATTTAATAAACAGGTTAAGAAAAAACATTTAGCCTTATTAAAGTTTTATAAAGAATGGAAGAAAAATTAGAATTATTATTTATTGAATTAGAATTAAAAATAGAATGGATCTTCATTGAATATGAAGAAAGAATAATTAAGCTATATGAAAAGATCGTATGATAGTTATGAAGAAAAATATATTGATTGGTATTTACAATCATTATTAAATAATGGTTACATCAATAAATATGAATTTCACCATAAAACTTATGATTTATCAATTAAGGTAGTTCATAGATGGAAAAAGAAAATGAAAAGAGTAGATGATAAATTAATAAACACAACAGTATTGCAACCTCATTCATATACACCAGATGTGTTTATAGAATGGAATAAAATAGCTGAAAATGTTTTTTATCAAAACCTAACATCTTCTGAGAAATTAACAACACCATTTGTTGCTCAAAATGATAAATCTATATGGGAAATTAAAGGATCTTTTGATTTTAAAAATATGACCAGGTTAGTTACTTTAAATATTAAATGGGTAATGGAAAAATATCAGGAATACATACAAATTGTAATACCTGATAAAATATTTGATAAAACATTTACACCACCAAGATATTTATTAACTGACAAATCATTTAAACCAAGAAAACTTAAATATAAAAATGTCAGAACTATTAGAGAATTTAGAGATAAGATATCTTAATGTAATTTATTTATTAGATGATTATGGAAATGAAGGTGTAATGTACACTAATTATAAAGTTTCTGTAATCAAAAAATGGATATGCTTATTTCGAGGCTCTAAATATTGTAAAGTAACTCATGATCCTCCTAAAATTATAAATTTAAATTATAATGGAAAAGATGATGAAGTTAAGAGTTTATTAAAAGATGTAGATATACCGGAAAAAACAAAAAAAAGATTATTATTTTTTCCTAAATATATATCTGTACCTGAAGAGAAATTATTCGACTTAGATAAATTTAGCAAATATCTAATAAAAAGAAAATTAGATCATGTTTATTTAACAAGAGAAGAATATGATAAAGAATTACCACCAAAAAGAAAAAAACTCATAAAGAAGAAAAAAAGAATATGGCGTTAATACCAAGTAATCAAGCTAAAGATTTCATGAATGAAATTAAGAAGTATGATCCTAATAATATTTTACAATGGGATGATACTAAATATTATAATGATGCTAAATATTTAACAAATTCAATGTTAAAGCATTTATATAATTCACCTGAACATTTAGATGCATATTTAAAATATCCAACCTGGAGAGCTGATAAACAAGTATATATTGACGGAAGAGCCTTGCATTGTTATGTATTAGAATTTGAAGAATTTGATAAAAGATTTTGGTATGTAGATGATCAAGCAAAATGTGATGAAATAGGCGGTAAAAAACCAAGAGCTACAACAGTTTATAAAGAATGGAAAGCACAGCTTATGGTGGAAAATCAAGATAAAGATGAAATATCATTTAGTTGGTATTGTGATATAAAATATATATCAGAAAAATTAAAATCTATACCTCAAGTTCAACAATTATTAGCTAATACAAAAAAAGAAATAGCTTATTGGAGAAAACTTAAAGGATTTAACTGTAAATGTAAAGTAGATGGAATTAATGTAGGAAATTACTTAATTGATTTAAAAGGATTTAAAGATGTTCCTAATCCATATAATTTTAAAAGAGATTTACATAGATATCATTTAGATAGACAAGCTGCATTTTATTGTGATATAACACAATTAGAACAATTTTGGTTTATATGTGTTGAAAAAACTTTTCCTTATACAATAGGTGTATATGAAGTTTCTCAAGAAACATTGCAAGCTGGAAGAGAAAAATATGAGTTTCTTTTAGAAGTACATAGAAATAATCTAAATAATTATAATAAAGATTATGTAAATAATTTCTGTTATTTTGGTAGCATATGATAATAACATTTGACTTACATAAATTTTGTAAAAAGAGCAAAGTCAATAAAAGTGATTTAGCTCGGAAAATAGGTATATCTCCCCAGCTGTTACAACATCATTTCAATAAAGGAGATATACCTTTTTCTTATATTATAAATATTGCAGATTATATGCAATTAAATCCTGAAGAATTATGTCAAATACTAATGAAAAAATACATAAAACGAAAATTATAAATACAACATCTTATATGGCCATACCTGGTCTAAAATTAGATGGATATAAATTTATAATAGATTTAGTCTGTAAAGAATTTCATGTAAATAAAAATGAAGTTTTTAATAGAAGCAGAAAAAGAGAATTTGTTTTTGCAAGACAAGTAATGATGTTTATAGCTGATTTCACATTTAAATATGAAACTCTATCTGAAATTGGAAAAGCTTTTGGTGGATATGATCATGCAACGGTCATACATTCTAAAAGAGCCATTAATGATATACTTTTTTATGACAAATACTTACATAAAAAAATTATGCATGTTTTAGAAGAAACAACAGCTATAAAAGGAAGATTTATACAAGAAACCAATGGAAGAAAAAAGGCTACATTAATTGCGTAGCCTTTATTGGTTTGAATTTATCACCGGAGACTCTTCTTCGGTGCTTTGTTGCAATTTAGTTTTTAAAACATCATACCCTATATTCAATACTATACCTTTTATGGATCCCCTTAAATAGATCATTGTTTTGCATAAACCAGAATTATCAGTAAATGTTCTGTAATAATTAATATTATCTACATTAAATGTGTATGGCTCAGGTTTGTCTCCAACCATTACTTCAACCTCGACTTCTCTATAACTCATAATCAAATATAATTATTTTAAAGTAATACTTTACCAAACTTCTTAAAAAGTATTAAAAATAATATTAAAACTCCTATTATGATTATTACATCTTTCCATCTCTCCCACCAACTTAATTCTTTAATAATAACTTTGTCTACTATAACTGGAATTTCTTTTGTATAAAATATAGTATCTCCATAACAGGTTACTTCATGAAAAATTTCCCTGGTTAAAGTATCATAAAAATACTTCAAATAGACTTTCTCGTTATTTACTACAATAGTAGAATCATGAAAATATAACTGTGTAGTAGTATCATACAATACATTCTCTACAAATATAGTATCATGAATTATTAAATTAAGAGTATCTTGAGTAAGAAGCTCTGGATGTTTTTTAATTAATCTTTGTAATTTCTTTTGTGGAGAACAACTACATATAAAAATTAATATAAAACACCATATACGCATTTATTTACGCTTTAAGCCATTACCAACATGCTCAACACCATTTCCTACCGCATAGACTCCAAAAATCCATACAACACCATCTAACCATTCTCCAAATACACATTTATCAAGAAATAGAAATGCTGTCATTGCAATTAATAACAATAAAGCAAAAGTCGTCTTACGACCTCCGCAGAAATCAAATAATTTACTCATAATTTATTTTTTAGATTTATTCTTTTTAGGCTTCTTCTTTTTAGAAGATTTTTTCTTTTTAACCTTTGGTTTAGAATACGAATATCTCATTACTTAGATTGAGGACGAATATTGGTTGAATTTTTCAATCCACCATATTTAGAAGAAGGTGCTGATTTTACAACAGCTTTACCTTTTCTTAATCCACTCCATAAATCTACATGTGATCCTTTAGTTTTTGCCATGATATTTATTTTTATTGATTTAACAAATTACTAATCATACCTTTAATTTCAGCAGTATCAGTTTTAACTTTATTTATTGATTCAGTCATTTTACCCATTTGTTTAGTAAAATCAGTTTTAGTGTTTTTAATTTCATCAGAAGTTTTCTCTATCTTCCTATCAAAATCTTTTCTTATTGCTATTCTACCATTCTTAGCATTCAATATCTCTTCTTTAGAATCAGCAAAACAAATATCAATTTTTTTATTTATTTCTAAAATCCTGTCTGTTTGCCTATCATTATCGTGCTTTAATTTAAACCACGCTGTTAATAAAGATACAACAAATGTCATTAAATATATAACATCTTTTGTAGTGAAATGCATATCATCAGGAGTAGTATGTGTTATTTCTAAAAATAATTCGTGCATATTTATATTACATTTGAATCAATAATAACATTACTTCCAGTTACTATATTAGTTACATTAGAATTTAAAGCCTTATCACAAGCTAATGAATGTATAACATTAATATTTTGAGCAGTTGCGGCTGTTATAGAATCAGAATCTGAAATAATTTTAACAGTATCTAAAACTAAATTTCCACTTGTTTTATTAATTCCATATCCTCCAGTAGTAGTATTGCTAATTTTTCCATTTATTCTTAAAGTACCACCATCACATTTAACCATTTGTGCAATTGCAGTAGGAGTTGAATTATGATAAATATCACCATTAATATAAACATTACCACTATTAATATCATTAAAAGAAGTACTATCAGCATTAGCAACCAAATCTCCAGTAAATTTTAGATACCCATTACTTCCAGTATTAAATATTCCAAGAGGAGATCTAATATTTCCTTGTATTTTAATTTCTCCACCAGAATGACTTTGATTATTTATTGCCCACGTACTTGTATCCATATCGGTTGCTTCAACATAGATTATTGCTCCAGTCAATACATTAACAAATTGTAATGCAGAAGCTCCACCATCAGCGATAAGTTCTTCTGCTTCAACTCTACATGTACCACTAAATCCAGCTGTAGCTCCTTGACGAACAAAAAAACAATTTCCAATAAATCCACCACCTAATCCAGAATGTTTAATTCTTTGAAACATAAAAACAGATTCTGATTCATCTCTAACCGTTGCACCATAGCCACTTTTTTCTATCTCAAAAAATTCACCTTTTAATGTTAATTTTGCATTGTTTTGCATATATACACCAATTCCTTGTTGTAGATATATACTATGACACTCTACAAACATTTCTGCATCTTGTCCAATATCTATAGCACCACCAGACCAATCTCCATCTATTGACTCAGCTCTATTTACGGTTAATTCTCCATATACTTTACAATCAAGTGCGGCAGTACCATATAATAAATAAGTAGCTGAAACAGGTCCACAATAAAATATACCCATACCATCATTTAATCTTCCAGCAGAAGTAGTTGAAGGGATATCTTCTATTGTTATAATAGTTGTATTTCCACCTGTATTAAATGCTTTATCAACAGTATAAATACCTTCATTAGCTCCACCACTTATTCTGAATTTTTTACCCGGTACATTAAAATGTTCTTCAAAATTACCTGGAGTTACAAAAGATTTATCATCAGGTGTTGCACTAACTACTCCTGTAGTACCATGATATGATGATCTTCCAGTAACAACTGAACCGGGAGTAAAGAAAAATGATCCATCATATTGTAAAGAATCTTCTGGATATATGCCAGGAAAAACATATACTAATGGAGAAGGTAAACCATCAGCAACAGCTTTATTAACAGCCGCTAATATAGTTTTAAATGGAAAAGAAATATCTCCTACCTTTCCAAAATTATCATTTCCTTCTGGAGCAACAAAATATGTTGTACCAAATGATGAATTTAACTCTCTTAAAATATCATATATTCTAACAACAGCAGCTTCCCAACTTCTAAAAGAACGTGGATTATCATTTATTGCACTCATTGTATTTAAGCTAAATCAACTATAGAAACAGAATATCCTGCTACTTCTAATGCTTCTTTAATTTTATTATGTCCAGTTTGTAGAGATTGAGTTTCTGTAGCTATGTCAATTTCTACATTATAACCAGTTGTTAAATCATCTAATTTTAATAATGATCCTGGATTTGCTTCATATTCAGCTTTAGCTGCATAATTATATAATGCTCCATTCATTGATTCTCCATTTTTAGGTAATGCAAATTCAATTCTTGCATATATTGAAACAAGTTCTGTTGTTGTTCCGCTAATTACTAATTTAGCATCTCCTTGTGCTGTAATTTCTAATGCCATTTTTTCTTTTTTTTTATTTATTAATAGTTATTTGTTACATAATCATCTATAATTCCTTGAATACTATCTTTCATAGCCTGATTATAAATACCAGACAAAGATAAAGAAGAATTAGTGTTTTGTGCTGTTAACCACCAACCATTATTAAGTTGATCATATAGTTCTTTTATGTGGCTCTCTAAAGCAAATATTTCCGCTTCTGTATAAGTACTATCTAATACATCAATATACCTATCTGCTGTAAAATCTAACACAAAATCAATACCATCTCTTTTTCTTAGTTGATATTGTCTTATATAAAGCTTTTTAATTTCAGCAGTATCTGTAATTTCAGAATATCCAACAGGTTGAGTTAACTCAAACATTATTGCATATCCTCCAACTTGATCTTCACTATAAAATTTTCTTGCCATTTTTCTTCATTTTTTTTCTTAATCTTCTTCTGTATCTTTTACCACGTTTCATCAGTTACAGATCTCCATCTATCTTCAATATATATTAAATAACAACAACTACCTCCTGCGGCTGAATTTGATTTAAGCTTTGTATCTTTTTCATCATTGTTAGCAATTTTTGCAGCAGAAGGCCAATTATTTCCTCCACCTTCTTCCCTTCTTAAAGTTAAATCTGCATTACTTGCATTTACTATAAGAAGCCTTGTACCTTCAACTGCTGGTTCAGGTAACCCATCTATATTTCTATTACCGGCTAAATTAATAAACTTAAGTATAGCAACATCTTCAATTCCTGTAAATTGGTAGGCAGGATCAGCAGGGTCTATTTCTTGTAAATCAGCATTACTTGGATTATCAATAACAAGTATACCTTTTTCTATGTAGGCTCCTGTATATGTCCTGTTGCCATCTGCGTCTATTTCATATAATGTTCCCATATTTTTTTATTTTATCCTAATATTACCCAAGATGTACCTTGATAG